AATGCAAAAATTGAAGACAAACTTCCAACGTTTACACCACTCAATACAACTGCTGTCGATAGATTCGAGGATACAAAATCTGGCAACATGCGGTTTGTGTTTCATGGTGAGTTTGAACGCGTTAATAGTTCTACTATAAAAATTACAAAACTACCATATGGTACGGTTCATTCTAAATTCATCGAAAAGATGACAAAATTAGAAGAAAATTACAGTATTGCAAACTGCGATGATTTATCAAAGGATGTAATCAATATTGTAATTAAAACAAGTCGCGGACAAGTGGATAAAATGTCTGACGATGAAATTTTAAAATTCTTGGAATTGACACATACAGAATCCGAAATCATGAATCTTACAGATTTTGATCAAACATCAATCATGAACACATCATTTCCAGTAGTGATCAAGACATTCACCAACTGGCGGTTAGGTTATTACAAAAATCGTTATGAAAACTTATTACGATTGATAGATATTGATATACAACGGTATACTGACATTATTACCGCCATTAAATATAACATAGGTGGAATTGCTAAGAATACTCCACATCGCTCAAATTTAACAGAATTCCTGATTGAGATTGGTGTGGTACATACCGATTATATATCAGCTCTTCCGATATACCGATTGACTGACGAGGAAAGACTCAAAACCGAAGCTAAGTTGCAGGAAGCTCAAGCTACAAGGGATGATTATATGAATATCTTGACTTCTGATGAAAGACGTAGGAAAATATACATATCCGAACTAAAAGATGTGCTCAGAAAATACGGGTGACAAAATTCGATATGTTTAATTTTTTGAAAAGAAGCGAACAACCAACCACAGATACTTCTACACAAGTATTAGTGGCTACCTTCGTTCAAAAATATTTACAAAGCATCAACATTACAGGTCATGTTAAAACATTTGTTGGGACGGATGATCCTAATAAATACATTGTATTGATTACAACCAAAGCTGACAAACGGTTGAAACATTCTAGTACAATTGAATCTATGATCAAAACAAATATATTGCGGATATGTAAAATCGAAGTAGATGTATTTTGGAAATTTATACTTCTCAGTAATGCAACACTAGATAATTCAGTTGAACCACTTGGATTATTATATGGGGGATCTGCAATTGAGGTTAGTGACACTACTATGGAAGAATTTGAATTATACATGAATAGGAAATTAAATGGTGAATAAAATAATCATTAGTTGTTTGTTATCCATATCATTGATGGGATGTGCTAGCCCATTTGGGGCTATAAAGGATATTAATGAATATCAACAATTTGTTTCAGTTGCGTATATATCAACAGAAGGTGGGCAATATTGTGGTAAACCTGATGCCAGTGATTACATTAACCAAATAGTTGCCACCACTAAGTTTTTAGAAATATACACCAAATATATACCGGATAACGATGATACACATAATATAGCTGTCATATTAAAGGATCAGGCTGTGGATTTATTAAATCATCAAAAACAAGGAATGTCTGAAGTTTTTTGTAAAGAAAAATTATACATAATTACAACTGAAGCAGAACGAAGTTTGCAGGCCATTGCTCAAAAAAGGACTAATTAATATGTTTACATCAATTGATGAGTTATTAACCAGTAATAATACTGTAATACAAAATACTGCAACTATTGCAACAGAACTAGTCAACAATTTGCAGAGCGGAACCATTAATCGTGAGGAGTATGATGATTTATCAGCAGATTTGTTGAACATTAAACGTATTGATACCTTAGCTACTACTATAGAAGACAAGGCTCAGTTGAATGATGCATTTAATTTTCTTACTGCATTAATTGGAGCAGTCAAATGAGCACGCCCCATATTTTGTTACTTCCCACAGATGCTGCTCCTATAGAGAATTATCAACATATCATTAGTAGAATACAATCAATTTGGGAATACCCTGAAATAGTAACTTATTTAGACAAATTGATTGTCAACGGTAACGATGATACACGATTACATAGACTCGGCTTTCCTCATGACGCGATTAGTGATTTAATGAGTCTATATGTACTAGCTAATAATATCAGAACTGTTCAATCACCCAGTAGTATTTGGTAATAAATATAACTATAATACACAGAAAGAAAGTAATATATTATAATGAAATCATTCAGTAACGAAATTGTAACACCTGATGTACAAAACCATGCAATCAAAGAGGCATTCTTTGCCCAAAATTTATATATTACACAATTAATTAAACGATCTACCTACATAAACACAATATATTTCATTATTACAACAATTCTGTTGAGTACTCTCATAGGATTGGTAGTATGGGCAGATTTTTTTAAATAAATCGTGTCATCGATTCAATTCACATTATTAACATTATTACTATTTCATCGGTATAGATATGTACTAATGTTAACTCGTGCATATCTAAAAGACCACAATCAGACATCATCAACATGGGCCCTACATGCAACATCAATGTTTTTTGCTCCATGGCAATTATTTTTAGATATTATAGGTGTATTAGCTACTACTGTAACTGCTATTATTGTGAGTTCGTTGCATTTAAGTTTGATATCAGGTATTATGGTGTATGCTAATACGTATAATAGATTTTGGTGGAAACGACAAGTAGCAGCATTTAATTTTTTTGATAGTAAGGAGTAACACAATGAGTAAGCATCACCATTCTTCCATAACCTTTGAAATAACTCGATTGGTTAATGAAGTTAAAGCTGCCCAATTAGAAGATGACGGATTATCGGTACATGGAATTGACATTCTATCTGACGGCACGGTGTATGATATAATTAATCAAAAAACATATAAAACATTGATGTTATGGGCTGAATCGGTAATTAATGAAGAAATGGGAAATGATTTCCAATATATGCACCAAAAACAATACTTCGATGATGAATATTAGGATTTAATATGAAAATTAGATTGTTATCAGATTTACATATGGAAGGATTTAAATACCACTACGAATACATTGGCGAAGATGCAGTTGTATTAGCTGGGGACATCCACACACGTAACAGACATTATGAACTCATAAGTCAGATACCTGACCACGTAAATATTGTAATGGTTGCTGGTAATCACGAATATTATCATAATGATATAACTACCGTAAATGATTTTTTATCAGGACTTAATGAGATGCGTCCTAACTTCCACTTCCTCAACAACTCTAGTGTTCAGTTTGGTGATGTTAAGTTTATTGGTGGAACGATGTGGTCAGATTTTGGGTTATGGGGTGATGTAGCTGGGTGGCAAGCTGAAAAATACGCAAGTAGTGTAATTAATGACTTTTCTAGTATCGAAATCCCGTACAATGCATGTACTGGATCCTTCCGACCGTTTACTATAACAGACTGTAAGGTGCTGCATAAAGAATGGGATAATTACGTTTCGGAACAGTTTAATACTGAACATCAGGCTGGTACCAAAATCGTGTTGTTGACACATTTTTGCACAAGTGAGAAAAGTATACACCCTCGTTTTGCCAATAGTCCAGTCAATCCATATTTTACATCGAATAAGGAGCATATGTTCGAATACTGTGACCTTGTGATACACGGCCATACACATGATAGTTTTGACTATGTATTGAATGGTACGAGGGTGGTTTGTAATCCGAAAGGATATGGGAATGAAAATCCTAATTTCGACCCCAACTTGATTATTGAAATTTAACCGCAAGAATGTCCCGCATTATATCTGCCACATCTTGTGGCAGATACTTATTTAAGGTACATACATCAGAAATATTATTGCTAGATTTGAGCACCAATAAATGATTTCTCACTAATGATGACGTGATATACGCTAAATCAGGGTCATTTAACAAATACACAACTTCCTCAATACCATATTCCTTCATGAACATTTCTAACGGACGTTCATATTCCATGTCAATACTATTACGAAGACCTCGTACTAATACTTTGCAATCGTGGTTGCTGATAAAGGTCGAAATCATATCACCTGGAGGCAATTCTGATATCATCACGTGCTGCATATCTTTAACCATACCGGATACCATTTCTACCCGCTCTTCTTGAGTGAACATATGCTCCTTGTCTAAATTGGTGCACACTACAACTGTCACATCACCTAATAACATCGACGCACGTTTGATTATTGATGCATGCCCAATAGTCGGAGGGTCGAATGACCCAGTAATGATAATTTTGTGACTCATAATTAACTCCTGATATAAACAATCATTATATAGCAAATAAAAAAGGAGGCCAATGTTATTGACCTCCTTTTTATACCAATCGATGGTTTATTCGGCTGGTACAGTCCCCCATACATCATCCCAAGTACCTGTCAGTGCACCTTTTGAGTACGAACTTTCTTCTTGTTCGAAGAAGTTACTGTGACTAGGTAATACCAACATTTCATCTACCCACAACAATGGATTTTTCTTTTGCCCAAATATTGGACGTAAGCCAAGACCTAACAATCGACGATCTGCAATGAACCGGATGTATTTGTGCATATCATCCTTCATCAACGGTAATTTGAATTCTGATCCATCCATAACACCATACGCCAAGTTAATAAAACCGTCTTCGAGTTCTACCATCCTCTCAGCAATAGAATACAGTTGACCCTTGAGTTGATCTGTCCAAATATCTCTATTTTCTTTAATAAACTCACGAAATAACTTAGTCATTCCTTCCACATGTTTACTCTCATCAATGATAGACCAAGTCACAATCTTAGTCATGCCAGGCATTAGATTGTTGCGACCAAAATTTAACAACATTACGAAGGAGCTGAATAATTGTAAACCCTCTGTGAATGCAGATACTGCACACATCTGTTGTACTATATTCTTTTGATCTGTTCCAGTAATCTCTTTGAAGAAATTGTGTTTGTCCGCCATTTCTTTGTATTTCGCAAAATCATCATACGCAGAATCAGGAAACCCTAATGTTTCCATCAAATGCGAATAAGCGGCGATATGAACGGCTTCGCGGGCTGCAAAACCAAGTAACATCATTCGAATTTCTGGTTGCGGGAATACTGGTAAATAATTGTCGATATATGCACCAGCAACGTCAATATCACCTTGTGTGAATAATCGTAGAATTTGAGTTAAAAAGTCCTGTTGTTCATCAGACAACCGTTTTTTGAAATCTTTAATATCCTGTTGCATTGGTACAATGCTGTGGAGCCAATGAATCTGCTCATGTTCAAGCCACATTTTATAAGCCCACGGATATGTGAATGGTTTAAATGTGTCCCGTTGGTCTGTTAGTCGTAGTTTGCGCTTTACCATATTATGTTCTTTCTTATTTTTGTTATTTTATATACATTCAGAGTTTAGTGGTTTAGTCTAGCTAGGCTAAAACCATGTTCATACTACTACCCGTGGCAAGCTAAACACTCATCATCGTTCACGATCGCGGCTAAATCGACATCATCCTCAATACGCTTACGGGATACTTTCTGAGATACCTTTTCAGTGTTAACCAACTTTTCAGTTCTAACATAATACATCGTTTTACCTCCTCGCTTCCAAGTAGCAAAGTGAATAGCGTGCAATCGTTTGATGCTGATATCAGGTCTCACAAATATATTAAATGACTGACCTTGATCAATATATTGTTGCCTATCAGTTACATGTTCCACTGCCCACATCATATCTATTTCTGACGCTGTTTGGAATACTGTTTTCTCCAATTCAGTGAAGCATTTAATGTTTTGTATACTACCCTCAGCTTGAACGATTTCTAACCAAGTAGCATCATAGTCTTTGCACTCACCTGATTCAACTTTTGATTTAATCAAATCATCCAAATACCGATTTTTCTGAATAAACGTACCAGACATGGTGTCTTGTCGGAATGCATTAGCGCGCCATGGTTCAATACTTGGTGACACATTACCGCAAATCAACGCGTTAGATGCTGTTGGTGCAATTGCTTGCATATGAGCAAATCGTAGTCCTGTACCTTCAAGTAACAACGGAGACCCACGCTCGGCACCAAGTTCCTTATTCACGATTTGTAAGTAATCGTGAATAGTTTTAAATATTTTGTTGTTAATTGATTTAGCCATTACGCCATCAAACGGAACATTTTTCTGTTGTAAGTACGAATGGAACCCCATAACACCAAGACCTACACTACGTTCCTCAACAGCTGATTTAATGGCACGACTAATTACTGCAGGAGCATGGTCGATGAAGTATTGTAATACATTATCCAACATCATCATTATATCTTTAAAGAATTGATAATTATCTTTATACATATCCCACTTATCCAAGTTTAGGGAACTCAAACAACATACGGCTGTACGGAATTCATCTGTCCACAACGTAATCTCACTACATAAATTAGACTGAGACACTTTATACCCATGTTTTTTGAGATAATCTGGAATAGTTTTATTAACATTATCCACAAACATAATATATGGTTCGCCTCGGCCTTGGCCAGCACGAAGTTCGATCAATTTGGACCAAAGTTCTTTTGCACTTACCGTCTCGTGGTACTTACCACTCACTGGATCACGCAACTCCCATGAATCATCGTAATTTTCATCCTTCATGCAATTTTCGATGATGTTCATGAAACTGTCTGGAATGCTAACACCGTAATGCAAATTTAGGCACTTACGGCGCTGGTCACCGGTTTCTTTACGCATATCTAAAAATTCTATAATATCAGGATGACTAATATCCAAATACATTGCATATGCGCCACGCCGAGTTGTACCTTGTTTATATGCAAGGCTAGCATCATCATACACTTTCATATGTGGTATTACGCCAACTGATTTATCATCTTGTCCACGAATGGCCCAGTAAACACCAACGCCACCTCCTAACATACCAAGCCAATTTGTTTCGCTCAGACTATCAACCAAACCTTTTTTAGAATCTGGTACATTGACTAGGTAACATGATATTGGTAAACCAGCATTATTTCTGCCCATTGATAACACAGGTGTTGCATAACCAAACCACAACTTACTAGCATATTCATATAGTCGTTGTGCATGATCGTTATCATTAGCAAATAAACCGCTAACATATGCATATCGTTCTTGAGGACTTGTTTCGTTTTCCATCATGTAAGAATCTTTTAATCTGTCGATTCCGATAACGTCCAGTAGTGAGTCACGATTTAAATCTATATTGATTTTGTATCCGTTGGGTGAAATGTATTCAGTCATGTGTATTCCTTATTATTATGATTATTAAACTGATATTTTATGTGTTTTTATTCCGCTATCAGCAAGATAATTGAGTCCAGCATCAGTGCGGTATATTTCTGTATAATACACTGCTTTTACTTTTGCGTCAACAATTCTTATTGCACAGGCTAAACATGGAGCCGTAGTAACGAACAATGTAGATCCTTTTGCAGATTCTGCAGAACGGGTAAGTTTGCGGAGAGCATTATCTTCAGCGTGGATTACTGTAGATATTGTGGTGCCATCAGAACCCTCACAGCAATTATCTGCTCCTGTAGGTGTCCCATTATAACCAATGGCTATTATATTGTCATGTTTAACGATGACGCATCCAACTTTACGCCTATTACAATGCGATAAGTTTGCATAAACCTGTGCTACTTTCATATGTGCTATTTTGTATTTTTTCTTCATCGTGGAGTTATTTATAAGGCGGTGAGCGAGATGGTATAACCCATTAGTTCTTGTGTTATTTTTAGCAGACTTTATATTAGAGATAATTATCTAATTAGTCAAGCGTTATATTAAGTTGACAAAATAGTATCATTATCATATAATAACTAGATTGACAATCTACAAAGGATCTACAGTGAAAAAGTTTACATCAATCGGCCAATACAGAAATGTAGTTAAAACTGTAACCGGATACTACAATAAAATCAATGCACTTCATAAATTACCAACATTAAACTTTGTAGGTACAGTTAAACTCCACGGTACAAATGCAGGGTTGCGTAGAGTCGGAGGGGTATATCAAGCACAATCGAGAGAACATTTAATTTCAGTAGACAAGGACAATGCTGGATTTGCTGCATTCATCCATCGTATACCTACTGAAAAGTTGGATGATATTTTTGATAAAATATCGACAGACCCCGATGCTGATATTACACTTTATGGTGAATGGGTTGGCAAAGGTATTCAAAGTAATGTAGCCGTTACTGAACTTGATAAACATTGGGTACTATTTGCAGCAGTGGTAAATGACCAATATGTTGACTTCATATACCATAAGGATGTTATGGATCATGCGGAGAATATTTACAATATATACGAACTTCCGGTATATAAAGTTACTGTTGATTTCAAAAACCCAGAACAAGCTATACCCGAAATTGAACGAGTTACCTTGGCTGTCGAAGAAGAGTGTCCATGGGGTAAGAAGTTTGGTGTGGTTGGTATTGGTGAAGGTGTAGTATGGAGGTGCATCGAGAGACCTTCTGACACCGAGTTGTTTTTCAAAACAAAAGGAACTAAACACAGCAATTCTAAAGTCAAAAAGGTAGTATCTGTCGATATCGAGCGTGTTAATAACATTAATGCATTGGTTGAGGCAATTCTACCTAATGGTCGCTTAGAACAAGGTATGGATGTTCTAGTTAACCAAATGCATTTAGATATTGATCCAGTTAATATAGGTTCGTACCTCAAGTGGATAGCAAATGACATCTTGAAGGAGGAGGTTGATACTATAACAGATAATGGTTTCGTATGGGCAGACGTTGCTAAATCGGTCAACAATAAAGCAAAAGCATTTTTCTTTTCGAAAATGTCTGAATTTTAAATGAATACGGGTGAGAAGGATGCTCTATTGTCGTATTTGGAACTCAATCTGTTGTTATTAATCGATGTTCATACTAAAGATAATAATATAAGACTAGAAGCTGTTGACGCTATAATAGAAGATATGTATGATATACTATATGATCTAGATGAAGTGATTTCACCAATCGCATCTTGATCATAGTAAGGGTGCACTTGTTGCACATTTTAATTAAAATACAAAGGAATTAATGCATGTACAATACTAACAAACCATACAAACGTAATACACAGCCGACACCGGAAATGCAATACAGCGATATTCAACGAGTTGTCGATCACCTGGGGCACGCATTTGCTATAGCTACCAAAGATATGGGACGTGCAGCTCGTGTAGTTAGTCCTGGTACAACCAATTTAGTACCTAATGAGCTGTATAAACTTCAAGTAAGGTTTAGTTATATGATTAATGATATTATGCGGGGACCTCGATATATTGCCCCAAAAATTATTACCGAATGTAATGAGTTTATTGCTAGTATAAACAAATAACAAAACCTTTTTTGTTACACCAGTCCTGTTAATATAACTTGACCAGAATATGCGGTGGTGAACGTAACTACCACCGTATTTTCATCGATTATTTGTTCACTTAGCGGAATGATTTTTTCATAAGAGTTGTTGACATTATCAACAAATGTAGATATATGTAAGTATTTTGTTCCCAGGTTATGTACTATAGTCCAAGTAGAAGCTGCCACAACTTGACTATACCGATAAGTGGTAGTATTGTTAAATGCAGGTGCAGCTACTGCTACCCACGCCGTGGGTCCATATACATATAATCCGTCAACAGCAGGGTTTCCTGTGCTATAATAAAATAATTCACCTATATTAGCAGCAGATGGCAAGTCCCCACCAACAGCAATAGATGCGTTTGTTATATGTGTTCCTTCTGCAACATCAACGCCATACATCTTCATAATAAGTTACCCTCATATATTTTTAATACTTATAAGTGTATTTATAAATATCTAAGGAGACCTTTATGAGAATATCAGATATACTAGAACCATCATATGATTTGTATCAAATTTCGCAATACGAACGCAATTTATTAAGTTCATGCGGCCAATTCATAACAGAATCTCATGGATACCCATTAATTAAAAATTTATCAGTAACTTATAACGACTTTGCGAAAGTCAAAGTTCGTTTTCATGGTAGACATGATGTATTCATTGAGACGTTTAATAATGCATTTGAACATATCGGCAATGTATCCAATCTGCATCAACGGGCTATTTTTGCTAATGGGGAAAAATCATTCAGACCAAAAGATAATACTGAACCATATTACATATTTCCTATAAATGGATACAAGTTCATGTACAACAAAAATGTTGTCAATTCAAACACAGAATTCAAACATACTTTTGATGAATTATTAGAACAATTTGATGGTGGTGATAATACAGCTGTAGATATAGTAACACAATTACTACAATATACTTACGTATCCCAAGACCTACATGAGGGCATTGTTAGTGGGTCTGAAGTTATTTTGTATAACATACCATTTTATTATGCCATTAAACAAAAGTCAGTTAGTGATTACAACAATCTGTTGTCATTAATACAATAATAATATATCATATGTATAATTTAGGAGAACTATATTGGCTATTGATCACATCGAACACGTCTTCGGCCCAGGAGAAACAGTCCACGCAATAATCAAAAAATATAATCACATGGCGATGAGCACATCTGTATTGAACATGTTATCAGTTAAGTATAACACACTCAATAACAATCAGGTACCGCGCCCTGGGGATAGAGTTAAAATTCCTATATTTGTCGGATTTATTGGAACGCCTCAAACCGAAAAGAGTTATACTAATGGGTAATATAGGTGCATGTATAATAAAACACATTAATGTGATGAAGTGGATAGCCACTAGTAGCCAAATAGTTGCTACAATACTGCTCATTAGTCCGAAAATTGCAGCATTGTCTATAATACCCTGGTTATTGTACATAATAGGTGCCTTGATATGGATTACTGATAGTACTATAACACAGAACAAACAGTTGTTTTGGCTATCAATATTTTTCTTATGCTGGGATTCATTGACGATATTCACTAGAATATTTCATATTGATTTGGTAGAGTACATAAACCCAATGTTTCGAATAATAGAAAAGTTTATCTAAATAGGAGAATGTTATGGAAGTAGTTGTATTAAAATTTGCAAACGGTGATGAAATTATGGCCCGACAATTATCAGAAGATGTTTCAACTGACACTGTAGTAGTTGAAAAACCAAGAGGAATTTTACCACAACGGATGCCAGATGGACAAATTAGTGTTGCTTTTGTACCCTGGGTCATAAGTAATCCTGACGGAGAATTTACTGTAAGATTACAATCATTGGCTGCATTGCCAGCAACGGCTAGTAAAGAAATGGAAACAGCATATCTTTCGCAAACATCAAGTTTGCAACTATTATAATAAGGTGATATATGGCGGTAGTTGTTTATACATGTGATACATGCAAGCGATCTATAGAAATACCACAGAACAAATTCGGGCTGGAGGTAGTAGGGCGTTGTATTATCACGAGTGATTGTAAGGGGATGTTGAAACAACAATCAATAAAATCGTCATATGTTCGCGGAAAGTTACCAGCACCAGATCCTACAGGATTGGGGGATTGGTCCCCTAGACGAGTATTTTACAATCACAATCAAACAATAGCCGCTAAAAAGTGGATGATTCACCATAACTTAGGAACGAATCCATCTATACAAACATTTATATACACTGTTGATGGTGTATTAACAGAAGTTGTTCCCGTTACTACAACATTCGTGGATCCATATAATCTTACTGTAGAATTTCAAGATGCTGTTACCGGTACGGTACAATGTATTGCTAGATCTACTGTAACTCAATCCCAATTAGTGCCAAAATATGTACCTGCCTTATTATCGAATCCGGTTTTATTGACAGGTGGACGTGTGTTGACTATAGCTACATTGAGTAGTGAACCATCAATTGTGTTGCATACTCAATTTATATCTCCTGTGTTTGCGACCCAAACGCAAATACTGCGGTTTACCTTTGCCTCTTCCGAAGCATCTTTTTTGTCTCCATGGAAGAACACACACCAATTATTCATCAACGGAAAGCTATATACTGTACGTACATCAGTGATAGCTGATGATATAACCAGCTCGATGATTGATTCAGCATCACCATTTTACTTCAGTCAAGTAACAACAGGTGGTGTCACAATATCCGTTGGTGGCAGTAATAATAATCGCATTAAACAAGGAGATATACTAGTTTTAATGTCCTATGACCCACATGAATCTACTGACAAAAACACAAGTCAAGTATTCGATATAGTTGATATTGATATCAATAATGCAATAGGTTCATCTTATCAAATAGACGGTGAATTGTACATCAACTCTAGTATATTGAGATCTGTATATCCTGCCATTAAAATAGTCAGCTAAATTTTGTTGTCTATAGTTATTGTTGGTTTTATAATAGAAATATAACTATAACTATAACTATAGCAAAAATAAAAATGAAAACAGAAAAACAAAAACTTTTAATAGAATATCTTGTATCATCCCCAGATGTGTTTGCACTAACGACATCTATCATACGACCTGCGTATTTCGACCCGGAATTTCGAAATGCTGTAAAATTCATACAAAATTACTACGAACTGTACAATACAACACCGGATGTGGACCAGGTATACGCAGAATCTGATGTAGAACTCACCAAAAGAATCATCACCAAAGATAAAATAGAATATTGTGCCACAGAAATTGAATCTTTTTGTAAAGAGGAAGCTATTTCGTCAGCAATCCTATCATGTCCCGATTTGTTGGATAAAGGTGATTATGGTAAGATAGAAACTATTATCAAGGAAGCTATAACTACATCGTTACATAGAAGCCTTGGTGTCAATTTTTTCGAAGATCCGGAAGCAATGATGCGGTTGTTAATTGATAGTCCGGCTATACCAACAGGGTACCCAGAATTTGATGATGTACTAGGTGGTGGTCTTAATAGACAACAACTGTTATTACTATCAGCGAACTCTGGTGGTGGTAAATCTATGGTAATGGCTAATTTCGGATTGAATTTCGCTCAACGTGGATTAAAAGTATTGTATATTAGTCTGGAATTACCGGTGACTATGATATATAGACGGTACGTGAGTATGGTAACTGGTATCAGTCAACGAGACATAACAGCAAGATCCAGTGAAGCGATACAAAAAATTAACAGTGCTGGGAAAACTATTGAAGATATCATCATCGAACAGATGCCGGTAGGATCTACACCTAATGATATCAGGGCATTTTTAAAAGAATTTGAGCTCAAGCGGGGATACATTCCAGATGTGCTTATTGTAGATTATTTAGATTTGATGAATCCAAATGAAAAAGTATCTGCAGATAACGTTTTTGAAAAAGATAAACGATCTACAGAACAACTGCGGCAAATTCTAGTTGATTATGATATGATTGGTATAACTGCATCTCAACAAAATCGCGGAGCAGTAACTGCTACAGACTTGAATCATAGTCATATTGCCGGTGGTATATCGAAGATAAACACGACAGATACATATGCCTCGATTATATTCACCGATGCTATGAAAGCTGCTGGAGAGATGGCTATACAATTCCTGAAAACAAGATCGAGTGATGGAGTAGGTAAGACGATACACTTGAAATGGAATAGGACCTGGTTAAGGTTAGAAAATAATGAGTCGTCAAAACCATCGTTAGTTTTAACAAAAAAATCACCATTGAATATTAACCCAGATACGGAAACTTCCAATCCATCATCTAGTCTATTGGATATGATGGATTTATAGTTCTACTCACTCTGATTAATCACATATCGCAGCAATCCACAATCGTATAAAAATAAGTGTTGACTATCAATACAGATTGTATAGATAATAAAGACATGTTCGTACAACTGTACGAACATTTTACCCAGTATATACATAATACAACAACCAACAATTTTATAGGAGATTTACAATGGCTGATACAATTAAAGAATTAAATGTGGATGGTACAACAGTAGCAATCGGTGATTTAACTGAGGCTCAACAGCGATTCGTACACATATACGAAGAAGCTGCGGAAAAGAAAACTGCATTAGAGAATGAGATTATTACACTTAATGCAGCAATGCGTACAATATCAAATGATTTAGTACTATCCATTCGGGCTGACCGAGCAGCAAAAGAGACTGCTGAAGCTACTCCGGCACCAGATACAACAGAAAGTGTAGCAACTGATACAACAGCGTAATATCATACATATGTTAAAACGCCATTATCCAACAACAATTCAGTATACCAGTAAAAACGGAAAGGTCACCACACGCACTATTGTGCCAACATTTATTCCTGCCGACGACACTGTTAAAGCCATAGATGTTACGGATATCGATTCTGGTGAAATTCATCGATTGGTAGAATCATTAACATTGTATGATATGTATGTTGAACACAAAACTAGTCAAATATTATCATATGAGGATTGGTTAGATGCTTCACATGTTGCGGCTACACAGCCAATCAAATGGCGGGCGTTTAAAGTGCATAATATCAAATTGATTTGAGTTGACTCAATTTTTACATAAAATGTAGCTGTAATAAAACAAAAAACCCAATATCGCATTGGGTTTTTTGTTAATAAACAATAAATAGTAACACAACATCGGAGACGACAAATGAATTTTGCAGATTTTTATAAAAATACTACAGTAACTAAAGATGGGACTGTAGTTCAATTATATGAAGGCATCGACCATATAGAGGCACTGCCGATTGATGCCTTCCTGCACGCTGTTGAAAACCTATCAAAATTCATTGCTAGTGAAAAACTAGATGGCGCTAATATGATATTTGGCTTTGACGAAGATGGAAAATTCTACACTAGCCGAGAAGCGAAACGGGGCGGTAGGTTTTATAGTGCTGATGATTGGGAAAATAAAGCGGCTTGGAATGGATTTAAAAGTGCTCATGCGGCACTACAAAAGGTATCACCATTACTACGTACCGAATTACGACCTGGTGAAGCGGTAGAATGCGAAGTGCTATTTGGTAGACAACCAAATGCCATCACATATGGTAGTTCATACATCGCTTTTTTGCGGATGATTATAGGTGACAATAAACAACAACCAGACCAAGGCAAAATCAAACGATTAGCAAAGATAATGGAAGGTGAAGTGGTATCAGTAGTAACTAATCATATTACTACTGATGATGGTATTAAAATCAAATCAATGAAGGTTGAACACACATGGAAGTTTACATCAACGTCATTTATCGATACCCAACAATTCAAAGACATAAACCTTGATTCTGAATTAGCAGATCTGCGAAAATTTCTAGGAACACTTAATAAAGCTGGTAATATGGGACTCACCAACGGCGAAATTATGCTGGTCAAATTAAACAGTGTCCCCAAACATATACGCGAAGACTTAAAAACTGCTAGAGAAACCGTATTGTCATACGTAGAACATCATTATAAATTACCAATCAAAGAGAAGTTATTAAATAGTATTATTCGGAAATTATCTCCAAGTCTAAGAGATGTGGAGATACACTCTCACGAAGATACAGGTGTGGAAGGAGCTGTATTTCTTAATCCGGACACACTACAACAGTTTAAGATAGTAGACAAAGACGTATTTACCATTATAAACCAATTCAATTATGCGGTTAGAATGGAAATCAAAAATACCGGTCCCACCAGATCACCAAAGGGAAATGCTACCATTGGTGTGAATGGTGATATATTTGGAAATATGCTTAAAAAGATTGCAGATGTGTTAGGATCACCTGAATTAGGTAGATATTCGCGAATATCTACTATTATCGGAAAGGTAGCTGGGTCGACACCTAGTGAGACAGTTCGGAATTTTGCAGAAAGTTTACCGGTCAGAAACCCAAATACGGTGAAAACTGGGGTGATTAGAGCCATCAAATCTGGTATATCTGAATTGGATAAGGGTTTACAACAATATAATAACAACTGGAAGGATTATCGTCTACAACTTAAATCAGGTAAGGAAATTTCATACACTGACGAAATCCACAAACGAACTCTTATGGTGTTTGCGGAAGTTAGAGACGAAATGCATAATTTGTTGTTAGGTATTCAGAATGCTAAGGATATAGATAGTATATTAACGGTATTGTATGGCGTAGCATTGAAAAAAATTCATAGATAATGTGCCCATACTACGAGTATGCATAAATAAATACAAATGTAAAAGGAATTAATATGAAATTTATCCAAAATTTATTAGAAACGGCAGATAGCGTGGGTTTAGGGTATTACGTAATCGATGATTATGATAATGCTGCCGTTGATGGTCCATATAAAACAAAAGCTGAAGCTGATAAGAATAAGAAAGCATATTACCCAAATAAAGATAGTAATACATTTTCTGTTAAATACGGCAATACATCCCGTAAGGGTGGACATTTTACGCCTGCACCATCATCAACACCTGTAACTGAAGCCGATGATGAAAAGATGATGTTATGGACTGCAAATTCTGGAAATGTTGATGCAACTCACCCCAAGCGAACACACACCATAGGTTTCTTTAAAACAAAAGAAGAAGCTATCACCGCATTAAAGAATAGTAAAAATAAATTGCGAATGGGTCCTATTCACCAAACCGAAGGTATGTCGAGTTGGCTCACTAAGAAGTTGAGAGAAGATGCCGCAGTAGGATCAACAACTGCTGGTGATATGGCTGGTGCTAGAGGATCATTATTTGGGGGTGTTGTTGCTAAACGTAAAATTCCCAAAGCTGAACGAGTACAACGAATACAATTCTCAAACCGAGCGAATTGGAATATCAGAGAAAGTTTTATGTCAGAATTATTAGAATTTAGTGATACTGGAAATGCATTTACATCTACAAATAAATTTAACTCAGCAGATGTAATATCAAAGCTGGTAGCAGCAGAAAAACAAACTGGTATTGATAGAAAATCAATCGCATTTGGCATAGAAGATGATTCTGGCAATATAGTTAAAGTTTACGTACCACCTGAGCAAGCTGGTGATTTTCAGAAGGTTTTGGATACTATTGTAGTTGACACAGCGATGAACAATCAGGAAATTGGGGAAATTTTATTTAATTTGAAAGATAAATTTGATATAATTAACGTAGAATGGCCTGCACTGCCAGAAGATGAGGAAGAGACTGTGCCGCCAGCTGAGGGTAAGGATGATACTTCAACTGATCTAGAAATGACAGATGATTCAACAGATACCTCAGGTGACAATGATATGGATATCGCAACCAATTCACCAGTAGATTCGAATTCATCCGATTCGTCCGACTCATCCGTTAGTAGTGCGCTGGACAAAGTAATTGATATGTTAAAAGCTGATGCTAATGCGAGAACAGCTGAAGCTAATGCTAAAGCTCAAGAAGCCAAAGCAAAAGAAGCTGAGTACGCTAGTAAGATGGCGGAACAACGTGTTAAGTCAGAAGAGGAAGTTCTCGATATGGAAGCATTCTACAAACACAAATCAGATGAACAAAAAGAAGCACGAAAATTAATGAAACTAGCTAAATATCGTCACGATTTAGCTAACAATGCGGAAGAGGACCTATCATAATGATACCAACATTTAAAGTGTTTCTGCTAAATGAGGATTTAGCATCTGATGTGCTCAACATACAGACACAACTTGCTAGCTTGCAGGCAAAAAAAGCTAATCAAAACAAAGGTGTAGATCAGCAGATAGCCAATTTACAGACACAATTGGCACAGAAACAGAAAATGTTAGCTACTCAAACCAAACAACCTAATGCACAGCCTGCTACACAGCCTAATGCACAACCTAATGCACAGCCTAATGCACAACCTAATGCACAGCCTGCTGCCACTGGTCAAACAAGTTAAAAGGATATATAAATGACTGCAACTTACACAAACGAAAATGTAAAATTTAACGGTACTTTATATTCATCTTATGTTCTTGAAGTTGATGGAACTGATAAATTTTTGATACCTGCATATAGTATGGATTCCACAATTGCAGCTGACGTAGAAGCATTGGATACTTCTATTGGACCATTACCAACAGCAAATGGAGTGAATCTATCAAAAACATTCATTCTGGCTAACGGTACATCATTTTATGATACATATCGTGGGCTAATTACAAAAGTTGGGGCTACACCTGAACATGCTAGTCCAGTTGATAGTACGATGAAATATTGGAATGGATCTAATTGGGTTGTTATAGTATAACTAAATACGTTATGCATTTTATACATACCCCAGTAGAATTAACAGAATTACAGACACAAGAAATCAAGGGACACCGTTGGTATATCATACCAAATGGTGACCTTTATCCATCTATAACAACATTATTGGGAAGTAAACCCAAACCTCACTTAGATAATTGGCGTAAAATGCTAGGTGAAGATAAAGCAGATAAAGAAACCAAGCGTTGTGCTGATAGAGGTACTGCTGTACATTTGATGGTAGAACGATTTATCAATAACGAAGATCCATTTGTTGATCAGACACGTGAAAACATCAAACTGTTTAATCAGATACGGTTAATCATAAAAAACAAGATAAATAACATCCAAGCACAGGAAGTTCCTCTATATTCAGAAGTATTGAAGGTAGCTGGTAGAGTTGACTGTATAGCAGAATATGATGGGGTGTTATCTATCATAGATTTTAAAACATCAAATAATAACAAAACAGAATCTATGATTGAGGATTATCTTTTACAGGAAACTTTCTATGCACTTGCTTTTTATGAACTAACAGGAAAACAAGTAAAGCAGATTGTTACTATAATGACTGTAGAACGTGGTATCATGCCACTCGTATGGATTAAACCTATCAATCCATACATAATACCACTACAAAAAAGAATCGATGAATTTTACAATTCACTGTAAGGGAAAAATATGAATAAATTTACTGACATTGATGAGTTGTCCAAACAGTTTACTGATGGGTATATAACATCATTTAACACAGAAATTATACTAGGTGAAACAACTTTCAGTTATAATACTGAGTTTAACATACCACTAATAGAATCGCAGTCACTTGATAATAAAGCAAAGATGGCTGTTGTATATAATGATATTACCAGTGAACAATACCTGGTACTAGCGTGGGCACTGAATGATAATATGCAAGTACTACCAACTAGTGTTCATTTAGTGCACGATGTAGCAGTTATCAACGAGGTCGATACAAGGGATATTGCACGTCATTATGAAGAACGTACTATTGGCAAGAGTTTGGATGTAGTGTTGATGGGAATTAACGGAAATCAACCTATAAAATGCAAAGTTGATACCGGTGCTGAAATGTGTTCGTTAGACGCTCAGAATATATCTATAATTCCTAATCAGTACGAAGAAGGTGAATTGGTTAGATTTACTTTTCAGGATAGGACCTACACAGTTCCACTATATCAACAACAAACAGTACAAACAGCTGATGCTGGTATAACATATCGGCCAGTTATCAAGTTAAGCATCAAAGCAGATGGACATGTATACAGTGAAATATTATTCAATTTAAACGATCGTAGTGATATGCCCGATCCTGTGCTACTAGGGTTAACCTTTCTAACAAAGAGTGATTATTTGATCGATCCCAAAAAAGAATCTATTGATGTTGATTGGATGAAAACAATGGTAGAAGGATTACCAGCTAAACAAGCAGATAATAACACATCCAACGAAAACGAAAAACATTTGAGTGATTTATTGGAAGCTATCTATAGTTGTCCTACAGTAACATTCGCCGACATTATTAAGCACATGAAGACAGATACCCTTAGGATGGTTGAAGGATTGCAATACTAAATACATTCTATATAGCTAATATATATTATTAGAACCGAGGAGAATTTAGTATGGTCGAAAAATCACCATTTTTGGTATTTCAACAATTTTTATCACCCCTATTATGCGAACAAATCGTTGATAATTTGGGAGCCTACGAACCCGATGTCAATACAGAAGGGACGCCAGTTAAGTCAATTCGTAAACATGATCGGTATGAGATGGTAATTTTCGAAAAAATGCAAGAAATAATCCCAGTCATCGAAACCCACTATGATATCAAATATAAAGGTACTGAATCTGTAACATTTGAGTGGTTACCACAAGATTCTGTTAGTTCACCTATCTGTGAGAATAGTTCATTTCTACGCAATAAATGGCTGCGTACCAGAGAGCGTGATTTAACAGGAATAATATTCTTATGTGATTACCAAGAAACAGTCCCATTTGATTCGCTATACGAAGTATATGGCGGGAAACTTGAATTTCCCCAACATCAATTTGGTTTTAACCCACAACGTGGTACTCTGATAGTGTTTCCTAGTGATCCGCATTTTATAAATATTAATTCAAAGATAATATATGGTGATTTATTTCAGACCAGAATCCAGATTACAGCCACAAAACCATTCATATATCAACCAACAGATTTTCCAGGTGATTATACTTCATGGTTTAGAGAGTTTGCATAAATGTACAAACCAAAACAACAGGCCAACCAAGTATACACATCAATCACTATAGGAACAGTGGTTGACACGAATGACCCTCAGCAGACAGGTCGTTTGCGTATTTTGGTGCCAGCATATGGGGATAGATCTGACAGTTTGTTAAAGGATATTCCGTGGGCATCGTATATTGCTCCATTTGGAGGTGTATTAAATAATGATAACGCTACTCGTGGAACTGAGCAAAAAACCTCGCAAGGTCCGGTAGCATACGGAATGTTTAATATACCAAAGGTTGGTGCAGCAGTAGCTGTAACATGTATAGATGGTGATCCAATGGCTAGAATATGGCTAGGATGTTTGCAGTCGGAAATGCTAGGTCATACATTACCGCATGGTAGATTCATGTTGTCTGATGGTAGTGAACCGGATGGTCCACTATCTTCACAGGAACACCCAATACAGCCGTTATATGACAACTTAACTAATGCATTTTCTACCCGCACCCACAATTATGAATGGAGAACACGTGGAGCAGACTATAGCACTTGTGCCGTAAATCCACACCAGCATAATATTATTAGTAGCAAAGCAGATGATGTTGATATATCATTCACGGCACAAGATGGTAATACTACAATTATCAGACAAGGATATGCAAAAAATCAAACAGCTGGGAACAACAATGTTGGATACGATCCTCAGGTTTATTCATGGACTTCGCCAGGGTTTCACTCTATCTCGATGGATGATAGGAAGGAAAACTGTCGTGTTAAACTCCGTACATCAGCTGGTCATCAGATCTTACTTGATGATACGAACGAGCGGATATATATTAATACTGCGGAAGGTAGAAACTGGATAGAGTTAGATCAGGATGGTAATATAGATATATACGCAACAAAGCGAGTATCTGTACGGTCCGAATCTGATATCAACCTAACATCTGATAAAACTGTTAGGTTGTATGGAAACGAAGGTATCCATATGTATTCTGGTGGTGAAATACGGCTACAATCAGTTGGTGATACACATATGAAGATAGGTGGAATATTACATACCCACTCCAGTGGTAATACAAATATACAATCTGATGCTGATGTTAACATAAAAGCAGGTAGTAGCATCTTTGTAGATGCTGGATCAGAGTTTAACATCATGTCTGGAGCAGCAGGCAAAATCACATCAGGTGGTACATTAAATTTAACAGGTTCAGAAATACTTGAAACTGGTAGTCAAATACACCTCAATGGCCCAACCGCAAGTACTGCAGCAGCTGCCAGTGATGCTGGAGAGCTGGTATCATTCTGGACTAATAAGTTACCGTCACACGAACCATATGGTAGATGTATTACAGCAAATGATTTCACTCATGATCCCAAATATAAGTACGATGATCCACAAATGGGACGAGATGACAAAATACGTAACGAATATTGGCGCAGATGATGATATTCGTGTATTATAATAAATACCCGAAAGAGTGAAGGTGTAATAATGGTAAGATATAAAGGATTTACAACACACAACTACGGAAAGAGTGTATATACGTATACATCAACACCTACGAGTGCAGTAGCTGCTACTGTTACAAATTTCAGCATTGTTGATGTAGATTTGGTTAACCGAGATTTATTGAATCACATATTTACTCGTCCAGGCGAGCGAGTCATGATGCCAACATTTGGCACTATTATTCCAGATTTGGTATTTGAACCATTAGATGATAATACAATATCTCTAGTTGAAGAAGAGGTGCTTAAAGTGGTGACTTATGATCCTCGAGTTGATTTGATTAATATGACAACTATACCTGATTATGATAACCTAAGTATTTCTGTTGTAGTTACTTTGTTGTATATAGAATTGAATATCACACAAAATCTCAATATACATATAGATTTCCAGTAATTATTATTTCTTCCATATCCATACATCATTTACTCAATCCCATATGTGGTTATATCCATTATTAACCATATTCTCCCATTCGGTATGAGTGGGATTAAATTCCTTTAGTATAATATCGAGATGTAGTAAATATTGATATATTACACAACCGAACTACATCATGTATATTATTTCCTGATAATATTTGTTTTTTGACCCAGTTAATATTGGTATATTGTTTGATAATCATATTGTTGCCTGAGTCATAAATAAGTTGCATATCAATTCATTATTTTATGACTGTATTTAGTCATAAAGATTCATAGCTAATTCATACAGAGGTATTATACATGAGCGGAAGAATAATTTCGAAAGCAGAAAGTTGGGAACATGTTTACGAGGCATTTAAAAATATAAACTTTGCTGCTTTCGATTATGACACTATAAAATCTAGTATGCTAGATTATATCAAACTATATTTTCCTGAAACTTTTAATGATTATATAGAGTCGTCCGAATTCATTGCTATATTGGAATTATTTGCATATCTAGGTGAGTTATTAGCATATAGAATAGATTTGACTTCACACGAGAACTTCTTACCAACAGCTCAACGCAAAGATTCTGTACTGAGATTGGCAAAGTTAATATCATATACTGCAGCTCGCAGTATACCTGCAAGATCATTGGTTAAAATAACTTCAGTGCGCACAACTGAGGTCGTGTATGATTCGCAGGGTAGAAATTTAGCAAATAAAAAGATTGTTTGGAATGATAATACAAATCCTGATTGGAAAGAACAGTTTTTATTAGTTATCAATAGGATATCAAAGCAGAACTTTGGTACTGTAGCACCTAATGACCGCGTTCAAGTACAAGATGTGTTATTTGAGCTATATTCATTAAATAATATACCTGTAACAAATGGGGTGTTGCCATATTCTGTATCTGTATCTGGACAGGGTGTTCCAATGGAATTGGTACCATCCTCATTGAATGAGGATGGTCCATTCGAAAAACGTCCGGAAATAAATTCAGTGTTTACTGTGCTATACGGATCTGATGGTTTAGGGGATAGTTCTAATACCACTGGTTTCTTCATGTTTACAAAGCAAGGTATTTTAAAACACAAAGACTATACATTTGATGGTATTACACCTAACCAAATGATAGAAATCGGTGATACAGATATCAACGATACTGATTTATGGGTTAATAATGTAGATCCAAACAATGGATATCAAATTGTCACGATTCCGTCAGTTAAATCGACTATGCGGGACGGGGAATGGGTGCCGGTGGATGTAGCTCATTCCCAGAATATCATATTTAATACAAACACGATACGCAATAAGTATGAAGTAGAAACTTTAACTGATGATAATGTTCGTATTATATTTGGTGATGGGGAATTTGCTAATATACCAAAGGGATTGTTTCAAATATGGTACAGAACATCAACCAATACAGATTTAGTTATACCACAAAGTGCTATAACTAATATATCTTCCAGCTTAGATTACCAAGATAGCAGTGGTAACAACCAATCATTTGCTTTTACATTCTCTGCAACCACCACTATACAAAATGCTGCGCCAACGGAGGATATTGAACATATTCGTCGTATGGCACCATCGGTTTATTATACGCAGGATCGTATGGTGAATGGTAGAGATTATAATACGTATATGCTACAAGATTCGTCTATATTAAAGATGATGTCGGTTAATCGCACGTTTGCAGGTGATTCAAAATATACATCATGGAACGATCCAAGTGAGACGTATGATAATGTCAGAATTTTTGGCGACGATATGGCCATATATTTTAAACAATTAATCAATGTGTTACCAGCAATATCAGCAGATGTTACTTCTTCGACATTGGTTACTGATTATCTAGAACCTTTATTATCTAATGCTGATTTGTTTATCAACCGATCACTAACTGGTAATACAGATGCCAGTAGAACGAGATTTACGTATAACGAAAAAACAGCAATAATTAACATGTTGAATCAGACAGTACAATGGCCAATATATCTGAAATACGACATCACCATAACCCCATCTGCCTGGGTACCTGTAGTGTTTACTTCTCAGGCCGCTGCTGATGCTGATAATTGGTTAATATTGATTAACCAGACAAGTGGTGGTGTATGGAATGTATCATTTAAGGGAACAAGAATCATTGCGGAAAGTCCCACAACTAGGTTTTGGTTCACTACCAAGGGTAGAGTTGTAAATTACGATTCCAAAAACCCTGGAAATGATTTAATAGTATTATTAAAAGCAAACCCAAACAAAAATTACAGTGGGTTACAATCAACTAATACAAATTTCATAATTCTCAACCAAGAATCATATGATGCTGGCTTACCAGATCAAGGATTACCTAATATACATCAATTGAGTTTAATAAATGAAGATTTGAACGGGGATGGGGTACCAGATTTTGGTACTAACAACATTCCGTTGTATGATATTAGTAATCCAACAATAACCATATCTCCAGTTCCAGTATCGGATATTAGTGTACCAATTTCATTTATCAAAGGTCGTGGAGATGTTGCTGTTGTTGGCATCAATGGAACAGATTGGATAGAAGGAGATACGAGCACCTCAATTGGAGAAGTTACAAACAAAATTACTATATTAGCTAACTCGACAAATGCTACATCTATATCTATTAGCGTTAAAGAATATGTATATTTTACCAGGCTGATGGTAAGTGATGCCTGGTCAATCACAGATAGCTCAGATACTACCATGTTATCATATGCTACTGATACTAATAATTCAAATTTCAAACGAGAAAATGGTAGAAACGGTCTTAATTTTATGTGGTTACATAAGTCAACAAACATGAATTTGATTGACCCAGCTGCTAGTAATATTAATGATACGTTTATAATAACAAGAGGATATTATATAACAGTTCGACAGTGGTTAGCAGGATTGCTTCCATCGGAACCCGCAGCCCCAACACCACTTGATTTACGTACTAGTTATGCAGATCTGTTAGATAACAAGATGATATCAGATACAGTAATATTACACTCTGGTGCATTCAAGTATTTATTTGGATCTCACGCTATTCCTGAATTAAGGGGGACAATCAAGGTAATTAGATCTGCTAGTACATCTTCAACGGATAATCAGATTAAATTAAAAATTATTGATGTTATTAACTCATATTTCGATATTAATTTATGGGAATTTGGAGAAACATTTTACTTTACTGAGTTAGCTGCTGCTATACATGCATCATTACCTACTGAGATAGATACTGTAGTATTAGTTCCAATCAATGCACAAAACTTCTTTGGGGATATGTTCCAAGTTAATGCAAGAGAAGATGAATTGTTTTTACCGAGCATAACAGTAAATGATATAGAAATAGTGACTTCGTTGAATAGAGTAAACATCAAACAAGGATCATATAACATCTAATCAGTCTGGGTGGTTTGCTGAATAAGGGGAATTTAACAAATAGGTGTGCCACATAAATAATATGAAAAGTTGTTATTTGTGGGGAACATAATACATATGTCAAATTCGGATTATAATAAACCAAGAACAGATCTGTTTAAATTATTACCAGCAGTATTACAGACAAAAGTTAACCAATCTATCACGGACAATGTCTGTAATAGATTTTTGACAAAATCTGAACTGGTACCAGCTACGGGTTCTATTGGAAAGAGAAGTCCTTCGGTTGTATCCGATGATCGGTTACATGAACCCACAGTTAGTCGCCAAGCCTGGCAACTACAGCCTCTACTATACACAAAAATCGCTACAGCTGAACATATTGCTGATTACAATGATATACTTAGTAAAGCAGAACGGTTAGGCATAGATATTTCAAGGTTGCCGAAATGGGGTAACTCACTTAAATTCAACTTCATACCACCAATAAATATTGATAAATTAATTAATTACCAAGATTATTACTGGTATGATGTGGTTGATCCAAGTTCACCACCGCAATATATAACCATACAAAGTATGTGTAATGTTGCAGAGAATCGCTTATATCAAACATCTGTACAACTGGCAGCTGTATTAGCTGATCCTACATCTACACCTGCTGATATCGATGATATACAACAAAGATACAATGCAGCATATGCACAAACACTTTGTGCGTGTTCAACTTCATCCAACGGTAGTGTAGGTTGGGATAATTCATCTTGGGACGACAATAATGGAAATTGGTGGTCAAGTTTACCACAAGCTCCAACTCATACACCTCCTGATGTAACCCAACCGGATAATACCTTCGTTTATTATGATGTTACCACTCAACTGGTCATGGTTTGGTCTATAGATACAAACTCTTGGGTACCTGCAACGCAACCAGTGGGTACCTTTCCGTGGGATTCGTCCGAAAATTGCAATCCTCAGACAGATCCTTGGTCTAAGCAAAATAAATGGATACACAAAAGTACCATAAATGACAGTTTGGGTGGATTAGCACGCCGGGCAACAATGCCGATCATTGAATATAATGCATCAATCGAATTAAATGAATGGGTTCAAGTTTCATATAACTGGAAATACCGAGCAAATGATGTATCTGGCTGGGTACAGTCATCTACTGGTCCGACAGATGCAGAATCAATAATTCGGTATAAAATTAGTAGCATTGATTTTATTAATAATGAAATTCATCTCCAAGGAGATTTGTTATCTGTATTTCCTGTAGGATTAGTATTTGCTGTAGAAAACCCTATTACATACGATAATACTTTACTTACTGTGACGTTAAATGGTTTTGATGGTAACGATACGATATTACGTATTAAAGAATCGGTTGCTAACATAGACCAAACATATAACATTGCTCCTATATCAACAACAAGCATCGGTGATAAATGGAATGGTTTCTTCTATCACTGGGTATATGATGGATCGAACCAACCCGTTCCTACCACAAATCAGGTTATCAACACTAACCTGGTTTTCTCAGAAACCTTGAGCACCACCACCAACAAAACAATATTTGAAGCACCTAATTATTTGTATGGTGGTGATGTAATTCGTGTGTATGTTAATAATATTAGACAATTTGGTAATTATCTCGAAGGTACAATTATAAACGGAGACATATCCACATTTACAGCTGGATCCACATCCGTACACGCTAATGCTATTCAATTCTTTAAAGATCTTAATGTCTCCGATACAGTTCGTATAGAGGTATCTCCTGCTGCACTAAGCGATGATATTCATGGAGAGGTTTTGGTCCGTACTACCACATCGGATAGTTTTGTACCAGAAACTGTTACACTGATTACATACAGAAAAGTAGAACAAGTTAAAACAGATACAAACCAATATCCAATATTTAACATATATAACGTTGATGGGACTCCTGCTTATCGGGCGAATTCTATATTTGTGTTTCAAGAATCATCCAAGTATCCTGTTGACGCACGGATCAATAAACGCATTGTCATAGGAAATTATGGTAAGGAGTTTTATTTTGACCAACAATTACTAGATTATGATAATGATGTATTATACTGTTATCACGATTCTGCTATTGCTGATTCCTCTAACCCATCTGGATTGCAATCTATATGGAGGCATGGAATTAATAATGAACAATATATACCACGTTATGTAAATCAGTATCGGTTAGCCGATGGGGATCAATATTTAGATGCAACCAACACCTTACAGACTGCACATGTTACAGCTGGAGTAAGCGACACTGATTATAATACTACAGGTGATTGGGAGGTTGCTGATCAATTATTTTACAATGCAAATCACGATAACAGAAAATTGTTATCGTTAACAGACTTAGTGTCGCATTTCAACACTATAATCGCAGCCCAGCAACCTGATAACATGATGAATTTCCTTCTTGACCAGGGCGCAATAGTTGGTAGTCTAAATGAGTACAACTTCGGAGTGGGTGGAAGTATTAAAGAATTTAACGATAGCTTTGATATGTTCTTGTCAGCAATGTTTCAGAATAACACCGATCCAATAGGTATTATTGAGTTTGCTGCTAACCAATACGCAATCAACACACAACAATTACAGGAAACCTTTATACACGATTCTGTTACATTCCTCAAAAAAGGCATGGATCCTAGTGATGTTAGATATATATGGGACCAACAATATTACATATCAGATGATATAATAACAACGTTTGAATTTAACGAAGCTAACGATTTTGCATTTGGTGATACTACAGTTTATGATGCAAAAAATACTGTTGATTCCTTCGGACAGAAGATTGGTATTAAAAATTGGATAGCGACACTACCATTCCTAAGGTTGTCTAGAGCAGTAGAACCCATAATATTTACAGATGCTGCATTGGGAATTAGGCAGGTTCGGTGTCACGATGGGCATATAGTAAACATTGAATTGCCAACAAAGACTGTATATAGCATTATTGATCGGTTGATAACTGCAACTAACGGTTTAATAGGGACCAGTGCACCAACATCAAATCTATCTCCTGGAATATATTGGAAGAATACCAATGATAATAAATTATACAGATTTAATGTGGTTAGTGTAGCAGCATCACCACCTGGTGTAATAAATCCAATTGGATCGTTGTGGTTAAATACAAACACTAATTCGCTGTATGTACGAGACAACTCAAATACTGGATGGAGTGTGTATTCAGGACCTATAACAGATGCTTGGAAGGTTATCGACATTAATCATATAGTGGCTTCCATTGTTTTGGAATCTGAGATGCGTTTATATAGAGCAGTGCCAACATTCGCATCTTTTTCGTTTGATTACAACATGATCATTGAAGAATCTCCAGTATTTGTTGATTATATGAAAAAGGCATATTTTGATTATATCCAACAACATCAATTAAACCCATTTACAACCGATTATGATATTACAAACGCATTTACTTGGAACTATGGTGGTGTAGATACAGCGGTAGTACAGTATCCAACTGTTATATCTACCACCAATAAAGTATGGGGATCTAGATGGGATGCTATATACAAAGAAATATATGGGACACAATATCCACATCTCGAACCGTGGGTATTACAAGGATATACAGATAAACCATCGTGGTGGGATATTACGTATGCCGATACAAATGGAACACGTAAATGGACAGCAACCATGTGGAGTAATATAGCTGGTGCAATTATTCCAACAGGAATGATACCACCATCGGTTGCACCCAAAACGTATACACATTTTTGCGTTAATATATATAACAATACCATAGATGGATATGCACCAGATTCATTAATTCCTCCATTCTATAGCAACGATATCACGTTAACTCAACAATCGCTCATTAGAGATTATAATTATATTCCGGTAACCAAGGTTGATTCTACAGACGTGGTAATCAGCAGTCCATATGCATTTGGGGATTTCGGTCCTGTTGAACAAATGTGGAGAGATTCAACTGAATTTATGTACGATATTGTAAAAATCGCATTCAAAATGCAACCAGTAAGATTCTTACATTACACAATGGGGTTTGACTTTTATGACGTTGCCGGTTTGCAAGTGGAAAAGATATCTAAACAGGTTCTAAGTCACAAAAATATGGTATTTCATGGTGATTTGGTTAATAATACAGTGTATCAATCGCATGGATTAAGTCAATGGTATACAAATTTTGTAAGAAATAGTGCATATGATGTCAATTCTTCAGACTTTAAAACATTGTGGGTAACATGGGACCCAAAACTTACATACCAAACTGCATCATTTATTAATGCAAAATCGTTACAGTTGAGTTCCAAGTACTTCCCGATAACCAAACAGGATTATACAGTAACTACCAAAAAAACTTCAGGATTTGCGGATTATTGGGTAGATTCACTGTTTGTCACTACTCATACAGTAGGTTCGTGGAATACTTTCAATAACACAAAAATTCCAGTAGGAAATGGAAGCGATTGGGAGTTCCGTGTCGAGATATCCTCACCAGTAGGTAGAGATATATCATATTATGATGTGAAAAATTACGATTTTACTATAGACCTGGCCACAGATATATGTACTTCTGTTCAAGGTTTACCGTGGGATGATCAAGCGACCAATTATGACCACCCTATTGGAGATACCAATACCTGGAATACCGGAACAGCAGTATTTATCAGGTCTACTGGATCCAATCCCAAAGGTATTAACGATGAACGGGTATACTTTATTATTAAAGTAAGCAATAATACATTCAAGTTAGCAGATTCTGCAACAAACGCTGAGGTTGGTTTATCTATTGATTTGACTGATTTGGGTATTGGTACGCTATCTGTTTGTGAAGTTCGTCAAACATTTGTAGCCAGTGGTAATATTGTAAACGTATCATGGGAACATTACAAATACGATAAAAGACACATTAACACCATAAGAACTCCTGTTGTTATTAAAGGTATTCAAAAACTAATAAATTTCATAGACGGATATGCTGAATTTTATCGAGATCAGGGATTTATCTTCAACGATACTGAAGATATTACCGAAATTGACATTGATACTGGCACTCCTTTATCTTGGCAAGTAGAGATAGAAAGACTTATCAATAGGATTTTCACTGGTCTTGGTGCTGTTGGACAAACAATCAGTTACGACCAACCCGATGGTGGACCATATGTTGTATCAGGAAGTTCCAACTGGATTACAAGACAAAATAATATCACCGAATATCATGAAGTTAATCCATTCCGTAACAATATTTGGTTTAATAACAAAATAGGAGTAGTGTCCAATATATCATCTGGCGCATATGATGATATATCTCAAGTACCATTAATATACGATTATACTGGTACCAACATACTTACAGATAATATTTTTATATTTAGAGAGGATTCTAAATGTCGCATCACGTTAAGTAGTTTGAGTGGTAGTGTATACGACGGAGAAGATGCTATACCAAGACCATACAACGATTTTCATATGAGTGGTGTACACTTATATGTGGATACCTTTGAACATATTATAATGTTTAATAATTATACAATCGATAATAACTTATTATATGATCCTTTCATTGGTTTGAATGTAAGTAAATTACATATTGATTTCGAAAAACATACAGCACAGACATTTAGACCTAACGTTGGTGGATATTTTTTAAATGATAACCAATTGGTACAAAATATAGAATATAGTATCGATAATATGAAATACTATTATGATACATATATCGTCAATGAAACTGCTGATTATCTGGATTATGCACGGGCATTATTAGGATACGAAAACCCTAGCTACTTAGATGAATTAAAAGTAAACGCCAAATCAAAGTTTGTTTTTTGGAAGGGTATGTTACAATACAAAGGATCTGTTAACTCTATTAATGCTTATGTTAATTCGAAATTGTTTGTGGATGCAAAGGTTGATGAATTTTGGGCATATAAAGTCGCAGAATATGGTAACGTGGATTCAAGTGTTTATCCACAAATCAAGTTGACTATGGATGATGTCCATAAACACGAAATGAGGCTACACTTCACTACATCTACTGATTTACTAGAAAATACATTTACGCCTATAGTATTTGAAGATGAGAGTAGGTGGGTAGATTTACCTGATCTTAAAGCAGCATTGGAAGTATATCGTAAAATGATATATGGATGGGATTTACCTGTTTGGGATACACTGACTGGGTTAGAGTGGGATTCACCATTCCCAGCAATAGAAAACTTATTTTTTGATGCAGAATATACTTCACAGTTAACAGTTGATACAACTAATGATACAAATATAGACAACAATGGTTACATTGTACTCCCAGATTCGTGTGATGGAGTAAGTATTATTTGCAACGCTGAACCAGCAGTGAGTGTATATGGACCAGAAATAATATATCCATTTGTTCCTAATATGAATCATGTCAAGGTGTTTACCGATATTGCTGGAACTTATACAGAACTATTACAAGGAACAGATTATAACGAATACATTAACGGAATTGTTAATATTACATCTCCACTTGGTACATCTGCATCAAGCGTTGTTACTGTAAGTATATGGAATGATAATACCAAGCATTATGATATATTATACACACTGCCATCATATGATGCTACATCAACGACACCTCTCCCTCTGTCGATGTTAGGTAAATACGCTAATTCTGCTCGAAACATTCAAATTACTGTAGATGGAGTCGTCGTGGATGATAAATCATTATACATAGTAACTATCGAAAATGTTTCTATAAAGTTAGTATCATTGGGCAATATTAGGATGGATATCATCAAACAACCAATATCTCTCATAGCTGGTATACATTATACACGTGTAAATAGTTACATCGTAAAAATGATTTCGTTAATAGGATAAGGATAGTATAATATAATGTCAACAACCACAACCGAACCATTAGTACCATCTACATCCGAATTTGGTACATTAACTGTATACACAATCAATCCAGCAAAGCAGTTGCAGAATACTGGTAAATTAATTGATGTTAAAACTAAATCAGTATTGGCAGATTTACCTATCTGGGACCCTATACACGGACACCATTACCATTATGCTGCTAATATTATAGATTTATATAACAACTCTGATACGGCATTCTACTCTGATTGTTTGGATACATCTAGTGATAGATATAACCCATTATTCAATTGGAATAGTTCACAAGTAGGTAAAGTTTGGTTAGATACCAACGATTTAAAATACGTGCCATATCATGACAAAATAATATTTCCTAATATAAACGACAGAACTATTCTGTGGGGTCAGTTGGCTGATTGGAGCAGTATTAAATTATACGAATGGACAGAATCAACTGTATTACCATCAGAATGGGATGATTTAGTTGCGACTCAGGCGTCAGATTCGTCAATAATGCAGGATGATAAAATATCAGGTACTCCTCGAAAAGTGTTGTATGTTAGTACTAGAGCTGATTCTACGTCTGACTGGGGGGGTTGGAAAGCTGTAAACAATCCTCACAAAATAATTCATGGTTATAAAATTACTTCAGAAGATGGTTATATCAACGATACCACATTTGTAATACCTTCTGAATTTACTCAGACTAATGGGACAGAAGTTAAAATATTTTTAAATGGTCTTTATAAAGGAACCGAGGCAATAAAAAATATTATAGACAATACATTATCAGAACCTCCCGCAACGGTTCATGTGGGTGATGTATACACAGTAGCTGGTACAGGTACGGGTAGTTGGGCATCTTTTCCTGCTGGAACGACTGTAGAATTGGGCTCAGATGGTGTTACTTGGATTGTGGTTGATGCTGCTAATTTTCCACAAGTAAATTTTAGTAGTGTTATACCAACCATCAACAATTACGATACTATTGATATTATACAGGAATTGAATATTCTTACGGAACAATTGTATGGTGTACCACTAAGCTCGTCCACTGATACAATACAGTACATGTATGATACACCATATACTGAGATAACAAAAATTAATAATGCGGGCACCATTACTGACAGGAAATATTACTTCTGGGTAGAAAATAAAACTTCAAAGCCAGCAAATCGCTTATATTCTATTAATGAGGCAGCTATTCAATACAAATCACCAAGTGTTGCTTACATGTTTTTTCAAAATCTGGTACCTGCTACATATAGTATGCCAAACCATTATTCGCAAGTAATCATACGTGGTGTAACAAATCAAATTGCTGAAGATAATAGATATACCGTTAGATTTACCAAGAATTACTCATTACGAGACGAATTTAGTGTAAAAAACAACACGTTTGCCCGTAAAAATATACACCACGAATGGGCTGTATTCCGTGAAAAACAGCAAGCACGCATTCCTATACAACTATGGAATAAACTAACTGAAGCTGTTACAGGTCATCCTCTGATAAGAGTTGATGATAATCACTATAACATGGATCTCATTACTCCAATCCCTTCATTGGAACGAAGTCACTATGATACATTACATGGAACTGTTACGCGAATAGGTTTGGGACCCGATCAGGCTTTTTCTGATAAGGAGATGTCAATAAATACTATATTAGAAGAAATACAAAACCCTAACTACGATTTATACCCAATCAATAGAGAAGTTTTTTTGGATACATATTCATTCGATACGGCTGATAATACCAAACTAGCAATGGATTACATATATAACTCATTTCCATATGAACATATCAACCGAATCTTTTTCTCTGTGTTACATGATGCATTAACACTAAAAAAAGATTATGCTGATATCTTTAAAACCTCAATGATTGCGTTACATGGTGTTAGATTATTTGAAACAGCTGATAGGGTAACAGATGACTAATCAAATAGATCCAGTCCAAGGGCTGGTGGATTACACACTAGAAGTTAAACCATACCACAGTAAAATAGTGGAAGTTTTAGTCAGTTACGTACACAGTGACTTTATAGGTGTGTCTATATCTGATAAGATACGATTTAATGTGTTATTCGATATGAATTATGCATTGGATTACTGTCCAACAGCCGGATATGGCGTACAGGCATATGGAGATTATTATAGATATGGCCTACCTCCTGATCCTGAATGGTTTACAGAATCATATCCAATAGATATCAATGTATTAGCCGTTGATACAGAAACATCAAAGTTTTTATTAGCTGGTGATGCTCGCCACTTTTTTGATAATGGCAACAGTTTCGTTATTCAAAATTCTACACATGGTATAAACGGTAATTGGTTCATAACTGACGATATAGTATATGATTCCACTACCCATATATCTACTGTACCTATGTCTCATATAATGAGTGATGTAGCAGACGGTAACATCTATAGTGGTACCCAATTATATGACATAGTCAGGGTTGATACCACAAATAAGTTATTTGCAATACCTGGAAATATACCATCATTATCCGGTACTATTACGGTAATGAATTCTACTGCTAATGATGGTGTTTGGATTATTGCTTCATCATATTACCACGCATTAGAAGATGCTACAATATTAAGTGTTGAATTTGTATCAATAACCACTCACACCACTCCAATATACACCACCACATACAATACCACAGATGGTTATATACAAGTATTTGAATATTCCAATTTCGATTTACCAACCGAGTGTCCTACTATAGCTCCAAATACTGCTCGTACAACGTTCTTCGAAAATATCGAATTTGTATTAGGATCTACATTATACTTTAAAGATGATATCAATGTTTCTGTACTTGAGCCATCAGGCATTATACCATGGAGTGGTGGATTATATGGGTGGGATATCGGTGGATGGAATACTGTATATCCATCATTTGTCACACTACAAGACACACAGGCAGATGTGTTATCAACTTCAATCAGAGATTCTTTAGTTATTGATGGATCACTGGTATTGGTTTCTCCTGGGGTTGGTACAATAGGCAATATTGTACAGTCATCAATAACAGATTCATTGCAGATAATAGCGAGTGGCATTGACATCGGTGATGCAATATCCATTGTCATGGATGAACCTATCGGTGGCATATCATGGAATGATAGTCATTATGGATGGGATGAAGTTGTCTGGGATGATGCAGAAGGGTTCGAGTGGGATTTGGGTACAGCAAATGCTAATTGGAGGCCGCCATTCATCGAAATGATACAAAGTCCTGGGGTAGAACTTATTGCCAGCGCATCTATCATAGATAGTTTGACAGTATCAGGAAATTCTATCGGAGCGTTTGATTATCCACAATTTGACGTTGGTGCATATGATCAATAATTATGGTTAAATATATTATAATAAATACTATAATACAGAAAAAGGATACCCAATGAAGTTACCATTTAGGCAAGGGATAGTCAGATACCAAACTGATTCATCTGCAAACCCAATATTTTTGCAAAAATCAAACGGTGGTGCAAATATTGATTTATACTGTTCTCCAGATCCCACAATAATAACATTTGCCCACGGAATTACTGATTATTTGTTCGAAGAACGTAAAACAGTACCACAGGCCTGGGGTCCATTCACATCTGGTATAGATTACTGGCTTTATTGGGATATAGATATGTTAACAGGAGCTCGTACATTTGGTTTTACCAAATTAGCTCCAATATACTCACCCACAGCACCGCAACAACCAGCTAACGATCAGCATTGGTTTGATACAATCAATACAAAAACATTTATATGGTCCGGTAAATGGATAGAAGCAATCAGAGTATTTGCTTGTAGTTATGTAGGTGGGTCGATTATTGTACCATACAATACTGGTACTCAAGTAGGCATCAACCAAACAATATATGCTGGTTATTTGATTTTTGATGTGGACGAAAAGCCAATTAAACAGTGGAAACGGGATCAAACCGGATCATTTATCACTACTGAATCAAAATTAATCACACATTCATCAAAAATGTCCACTATTATATTGGAAGCTGCTCAAATTGTTGCTGAAGCAGTTGAAAATATACCAACTTGGTCATTGGTGAGTTATGTAGGGCAAGATAGGATTGGTTTGGCTTCGTACCTGGACCAAATACATCCAGTTGCTGGATTAGTGTATGAAGATTTGTATGCCGGGGAATGTGGGTCTTTTTATACATCCGGATATATCACAAATAATAATTGGAATTGGACTGAACCACCTTCAACATCACTATTTTGTGGGTTGACTGGGCAATTAACTACAGTCATCCCTCAAATTGGGTCTATACAACGAGTAGGAATGATAATATCTTCTGATACAATATACATAGATATTGGTGACCAGATAATATTGGACGAGGCTTAAAATTATGAGTAATCTTGTACCATTACACGTTGACAAAGAAACTGGTAAAATAGTTGCTAGTGATAAAGCACTCGGTAATATTCCTATAGGTGGTGCATATGGTTACTATTATCTACAAACTATTGCTAGTGATACATGGACAATAGTTCATAACGGAGGCACTATGCATACTGTATGTCAAATATATGATATGAACAACGAATTAATATTATCTGATATAGTCCGTATAGTTGACATAAATACAATAGAAGTTCTATTTGGAGCACCACAAGATGGATTTGCTCACATCATAATGTTCAAAACGGCATGATAAGTTCACATAGTCGACCGTCGTACATATTGGACATGTTTTCAACCAATAAAGGTAACAAATATGAATAATGGATACAAAACATTTTCTACCAGTGATATAATTTTAGCGGCATGTCTTAAAGTGAGTGGGGTAGAACTTGAATCAATCAAAAAAACGGATAATGGCAAAGGTGTATTTATTTTTAATAATGTATCTGAGGAGTACTTGTTTCAGTACGATTTAGGTAAAGTTTTAGTAGAACCTGTTAATTTCAATAATGCAATTAAGCAGTTAACAACTTCCGTAAGAAGAATGGGTTAGATTTATAAATATAATTCATATAAGTGATTTATGTAGTACAAACAATATACTTTTATTATAAAGGAGTAGCACAATGAAAATTAATGGTAATCTTACACTCAATGCTGGTGGAACATCAGAGATACAAAACGCGATCATCGAACGTGTTGCAGCGTTGCCTACTGCGGTTGCTAGTGAAGCTGGTCGTATCGTGTTCTATGGTAGCACATACTACTTCAACACCGGTACTACATGGACAGCATTTGCAACGGGTGGAAACGCTGCTGCTCTGCAAACAGAAGTTGATGCCATCGAAGTTACATTAGGTGCTGGTATTAACGGTAATGGTAACTTGGTACCTGCTGTATTTACTGGTTTTGCTGCTGGCGCCACTAGTTTCACAGATGCTATCAATAAAGTTGCTGCTGCTGCGGCTGGTAAAGATGCATTATCTCAATTGGATGACGTTTTTTTAGGAACATTATCAAATGGTCAAACCATCTCATATAACACTTCTACCGGAAAGTGGAATAACCACACTTTAGTATTAGCTGATATCACTGATGTTACCACTACATCTACTGAAGTTAATCAATTACATTTAGCTGGTGCCACTCAATCTGATTTCATCAAATTGCATGGTATTACAGCATCTGCTGCAGATGTTAACATTCTTACCGGTACCCTCGTTACTGCTACAGAACTTGGTTATGTTCATGGTGTTACTTCAGCTATACAAACACAGATTGATGGTAAACAACCTCTAGATGGTACTTTAACAGGTATCGCAGCTTTGGGTAGTATTACTGCTACTAATAGCTTATTGTTCACAAGTGATGGCGTAACATTCACGTATGATAGTGGTGCTGGTGCTGCTAGCAAGCTCGGTTTGGTTATCAATTCAACCATACAAGCGTATGATGCTGACTTAACCACAATCGGTAATTTTGCTCCTCTGGCTGGTTCAACAGGCGACGGTCACACTGGTACAACACAATACGACTTTATGGTTGGTACTGGTACTGCTGAAGGTTCCCGTTGGGTTCTGCAGCGTGGTGCTACTGCACGTACAAGTTTAGGTTTGGGTGATATTGCTATTCACGATGATGCAGAATATGTTCGTGTAGATGGTACTCACGCAATGGCAAATGCATTGAACATGGGTGGTTTTACCGTATCAAATATGGGAACTCCAGTATACGGAAATGATGCTACTACAAAGGCTTATGTTGATGCATTGGTTTCTGCTGGCGCTACATGGCGTAACCCTATCGTATCTCCTGATTTGATGGGATTCTTGGCTGCTGCTCCAACATCTCCAGTAGCAAGTTACACATATGTGGCAACTGCAGCTGGAACATGGGGTACATTGCCAGTTGCTGCTAATGATGTAGTTGAATATTTTGGTGGTGCTTGGGTTAAAATCAAAACTTTGGCTGTTGGCGATCGTTTCATTATCGCTGGTGAACATGGCGCAGCTGGTACAGTGGATGCATCAATTACTGGTTTGACTGTTAGTGGTTCTGCATTAGGCAAAGCTGACTTAATTCAATACCTAGGTGGTGTTGTTACTTCGGCAGCTAGCTGGTCCGAACCTGAAGGTGTCGCAACTGCTGGTGGTAGTCCTGCGATGGCTCAAGGTATCACTGTTCTAGATAGCATCGATGCGTCAACTGACTATGGTAATACATACTTATACGATGCAACCACACACAGCTGGGTTGAAATTGCTGGTCCTGGTGCAATCGGGGATGGTGTTGGTTTGTCCTATTCTGGTAATGTATTGAATGTAAACTTGGGTGCTGGTATATTCGCGTTGCCTACAGATGAAATTGGTATCGACTTGTACGATACAGCAACTAGTGCTATCATTCTGACAGATGATGGTCACACACGTGCAACAACTACTTCATCAAAATTGCATTTATTGCTTGATCTTGGTAGTACTGGTCAATTAATACAAAGTGCGAATGGTGTGAAAGTAGCTGCAAATACTATTTCTCCTACTGAGTTAACTGCTTCTGTTGCTGGTAACGGTTTGACGGGTGGTGCTGGTTCAGCTTTGGCGGTGGTATCTGCTATAGGTACTCCAGAAAGTGTCGGTAAATTAGTTATAACAGCTGATACAGTTGGTGTAGCCTTAGGTAATACATCAACAACTGCTGCTCCTGGTGATCACATCCATGCTGCCTCTGCAATTACTTACAGCGTTGAAGTATCTGGTTTATCTGCTACTAATGTTCAAGATGCAATCGATGAAGTTCAAGCTAGCGTAGCAAAAATCCAAACATTTGATGAAAATCTTCTAAGCGAAGTTAATACGATTGAAGATGCTGTTGGTTTGACAGAAGCTGGTGAATTTGTCCCGCATATTGAGTCACACTACCTCGGCGATACCAATTCATTATTTCAAGTAGACACTGCATTGGATAATGCAATATACAATGAATCAGTGGCACGTATCGCTGTTGATAATCGTTTGTCCAATAGTTACTTCTTGTATGATGCAGTTACTACTCCAAACTCAGCAACAGTACACACAATAAATCATAACATCGGTCAGAAATATTGTAACGTAACTGTTGTAGATAATGCTGATGAAGTTATTATTCCACAAAGCATTGTTTTCAATGATGCCTATACCTTGACAGTCACATTTAATGTGGCCATCACTTGTAAAGTTGTGGTAATGGGTGTTGCTCCGGTTGGTGCGTAATAAGTAATGAATTAGGCCTTCTGTAAGGAGGGCCTTTTTTAAAGGAATTTTTTCAAGATTCTTTTAAAAATCATCAATGTTTATGGGGATTCTTATGAAACACTACGGAAATATAGACCTAAATAATAATTTAATG